GTATCGATATTTTAGACGCAATATTGATACTAAATCGTGGGGGATATGTTACAACGTGTTATAAACGTATTAAAATTTAACACATTTATTTAAATACATTGTTTACCAAGCTAAAATAAAATGAAAGGGAGAAAAAAAATACCAACTGCGGTTAAAGAATTAAAAGGAACTTTAGAAAAGTCTAGATTAGTTGATAATGAAATGGCTACTAGTCAAGTTGTAACTATGCCAGATGCTCCTTTATTTTTAAATCAAGAGGGAGCTGATGAATGGGATATAGTATCTAACGAACTAGCTAAAATTAAGATGCTACATTTAACAGACTTATCAATCCTGGCTGCTTATTGTAATGAGATTGGAATTTACAGAAGTTTATCAGCAGAGCTAGGAGGAAACTTTACAGAGCAAACAGTTGATAAGGATGGCAAATTAAGAATGACTAAAATTAATCCTAAATATAAAGTAATGCAATTAGCTCTTACAAATGCAATTAAACTATCTACTCAGTTTGGTTTTACTCCATCAAGTCGAGCTAGTTTATCAATGCCAGAACAAGAGGAGGAAAGAACAGACGATTTTAATTTTTTTGACTAATGGAAATAAATAAAATACATTTAGGAGATTGGACTACTAATCAACTAAAAGATAAATCGGTGCAATTAATTATTGCTGATCCTCCTTACTTTGAAGTTAAGGGAGACTTTGATTTTGTTTGGGATAGCTTTGACCATTATTTAAAAGATGTTGAGAAATGGGCTATAGAATGTAAAAGAGTTCTAGCTGATAATGGTACTTTATTCTGGTATGGAGATAAAAAAAAAATAGCTTACTCTCAAATAATATTTGACAAGTATTTTAATTTAGAAAATAGTTTAGTATGGAGAAAAAAAGACAGCATGCAATACCAATACTATTCTCCAGACTTAGCTCGTTCTTTTAATACACACAATGAAAGAATTTTAATGTATTCAAATGAAATAGATTTAACTGATTTAGAATTAATAAATGAAGAATTTATAAAGCCAAGAAATCCATTTAGTAAATATTTAAAAGAAGAGTTTAAAAAAGCTAATATTACTAATAAAGAAATTTCAAAACTTTTTCCATCTAAGACTGGACGTTTAACTGGATGTGTTTCTAATTGGTTGAATGGAGATAATGTAATAACTGAAGAACAATATTTAAAAATTAGAGATTTTTTAAATAATGAATATTTAAGAAAGGAATATAAATATTTAAGAAAGGAATATGAAGATTTAAGAAAGGAATATGAAGATAAAAGACGATACTTTTTTAATCCAAACAAACTAGAAGAAGTTTTAGAGTTTAGTCAAGAAAGTCATATAACAAGAAAATATAATCACGATACAAAAAAGCCAGAAACACTAACAAGAGCTTTAATTCAAACTTGCTCAAGAAAAGGAGATTTAGTTTTAGTTCCTTTTTCTGGTAGTGGTACAGAGTGTTCTATGGCAGCCAAAGAGGATAGAAAGTTTATAGGCTTTGACATAGAGAAAAAATATGTAGATATGGCTAACGTTAGATGTTTAGAACATTTAAAACAAACAACTTTATTTTAATGGATATTAAAAGCGATAATTCATTTTACTTTGATGAGAAAGCTGCTGATAGAGTAGTCTATTTTATTGAAAATCACATTAGACATTTAAAAGGAGAAAAGGGAGGAACTAATTTTAAGCTAGAGCCATTTCAAAAAAAGATAGTAAGAGATTTGTTTGGTTGGAAATATAGAACAACAGAATTAAGAAGATTTAGAACTGCTTACATTTGCTTACCAAGAAAGAACGGAAAGAGTACACTAATATCTGCAATAGCTTTATATATGTTACTAGCAGACGGAGAGCCTAGTGCTGAATGTTATGTAGCTGCTGGAGATAGGCAACAAGCTGGAATTATATTTGAGGTAGCAAGTGGAATGGTTAGAGCTGACAAACAACTAGTAAACAATTTACAAGTATTTAAGAATTCAATCATACACGAAAAAAGTAATTCAGCTTTTAAGGCTATTAGTAGTGAAGCTTCTAGTAAGTATGGTTATAATGCTAGTTTTATATGTATGGATGAATTTTTTGTTCAAAAAGATTCTAGTTTATGGGATGCATTAACTACAAGTGTAGGATCAAGACGGCAGCCATTAACAATAGCAATAACTACTGCTGGATATAATAGAGAATCTGTTTGTTATAAGACAGAAGATTATGGTCGTAAAGTTTCAGAGGGTATTATTAAAGATGAATCGTTTTATTATATTAAATATGATTGTCCATTAGATATAGATTGGACAAGTGCAGATGCTTTAAGATTAGCTAATCCAGGATTAGAAAGTGGAGTAGTTAAATTAGACTATCTAAAAAGAGAACAAGAGAAAGCTATAAAACTTCCTAGCTATGAAAATACTTTTAGAATGTTACATTTAAATCAATGGATGTCATCAGCTAGTAAATGGTTATCGGATCAACAATGGATGGAATGCGACAAAGCTCCAGTAAGATTAGAAGATTACAGAGGGATGACTGCTTACGCTGGACTTGACTTAGCAAGTGTTAGAGATATTTCTGCATTTGTTTTAATCATTCCAGAAGATGATAGGTTTACTATTATTCCTTATTTCTTTGCTCCTAAAGATACGGCATTCGTAAGAAGCAGAAGAGACCAAGTAGATTATATAGGATGGTCTAAAGAAGATACTAATATGGAATTGACAGAGGGAGACGTAACGGATTACAATTACATTAAAAAACGAATTAAAGAAGTTGCTGAGATTGTAAACATTAAAGAGATAGCTTATGATAGATGGAACTCTTCACAATTAGTAATTGATTTAGTTAATGATGGACTGCCTATGATTCCATTTGGTCAAGGTTTTGCAAGTCTATCAGCTCCAACAAAAGAACTAGAAAAACTTATTTTAGGAAAGCAGTTAAATCATGGAGGGAATAAAGTATTAAGATGGATGGCTTCTAATGTAGCAGTAAAGTCTGATCCTGCTGGAAACATTAAATTTGATAAGAGCAAAGCAACAGAGAAAATAGATGGAATGGTTTCTTTAGTAATGGCTATTGGCTCTTATATGAATGATGATTCACAAGAGTCTAGTTATGATGACAGAGGTATTGTTTGGATATAATTTTTTTATCAAAGATATTAACACTAATAAAAAAAATTTTTAAAAAAAATATTGAATTTAGAATAGTGTACCTTTTTGTATCTTTGCTATGTAATTACACATCTTCTTTATGGGCTTATTAGATTTTTTTCGTATTGAAAAAAGAAACAATAATTTTTTAAATGCCAATTCAAGCTTTTCGTTTGGAGGTGCAGCTAATAGAACTTCAGTAACTACCGATTCATCAATGACATTCTCAGCAGTCTTTGCTTGTGTTAGAATTATATCTGAATCAATAGCTTCTCTACCAGTTAGAGTTTATCGAGTTGAAACAGACGGAGATAAAATAGAAGAAGTATCACATCCAGTTAATAGACTTTTGACAAGAAAGCCTAATGACTTTATGACTACTTACACATTTTTAGATGTTTTAATGAATAACTTATTACTTGAGGGGAATAGTTATTTTTATATTGAACGAGATAGTTCCGCTAGACCAGTTGGATTAATACCTATTAAGACGGAGCATGTTAAAGTAATTAATCACGATGGACAGATTTATTACGATGTTAAAGATTATGATTTAGCAATACGTAAAGAGGACATGTTACATTTCTTTAATTTATCTTTTAATGGATATGAGGGAACAAGTGTAATAGGATCACAAAGAACAACAATAGGAACTTCAATAGCTTCTAATGATACTGCAAATAGTTACTTAGGTAATAGTTCTCAAATAGGAGGAATTATAAAGCATCCAGGTAAACTGTCTAAAGAAGCAGTCGCAAGATTAAAAACTTCTTGGAATCAGTCAACTACTGGCTCATTCGTTGCTGGTAAAACTGCAATACTAGAAGAGGGGATGACATTTGAGCAATCAAAAATTAATGCTAATGATTATCAGCTTTTAGAAACTAGAAGATTTCAGATAGAAGAAATAGCTAGAATATTTAAAGTGCCATTAAGTTTAATTGGACATTTAGAGAAAGCAGCAAATTACTCAAGTATAGAGGCTTTAAGTATTGACTTTGTAAGATTTACTTTGCAGCCTTATTTAGTTTTGATAGAACAAGAATTAAACAGAAAGCTATTTAGAGAAAATGAATTAGATAATTATTTTATTAGATTAGATTCTAATGGATTATTAAGAGGAGATTCTGCTGCAAGAGCAGACTATTATAGAGAGATGATTTCAATGGGAGTATTATCTATTAATGAAGTTCGAGTAATGGAAGATTTAAATAGAATTGATGAGGGTAATGTTCATTATTTCCCTATGAATTTTGCTCCAATAGGAACTAATACTCAATCTGATGACTAACTTTCCAACAAAAGGAGAAGATAAAAAAATC